ATCTAACACCTAAAGAGGACAATACACCCACAAAGATTTCCATGAATGTTGAAACCTTCTGGAACATTTATTCCGATCTTATTGGATTGGAAAAGTTCTTTGTTCGAGTAGTTGATAATAAACTCATTGATGATTCACATGATGAGTATGAGGACTCTAAAACATTCCTTTATTCAATTACAAATACTATTAACAACCTACAAGGAATTGTAGAATATATCAAGAGCAAATAATATGGAAGATTCCGAAGAAGATTATTTTTGTGAAATGACCTCATGTGTTATGGTAAAGGGGGAATGGATTCCAGTAGATGACACAGAGTTCTTAAACATTGAAGAAGATTTGCAAGGATATGATTTGATGACGTTTAAGTATAAAGGAAACAACTACAGATCAAGAGTCACCCAAAGACCACGACAAGATAAGGTAGAGGTTTAGAAGAATTTCAACTGTGGTGGTTGACCCCATCCTCGAAAGAGGGTGGGGTTTTCTTTTATACGTATAGAATCTTTTTATACGTATGTTTTTGCTTTTGTATCTTACGGAAACTGCTGCCCGGAGCCCAAAAAAATTTCACCCCGGAGAACCCTTTCCGTAAGATACATTTATATTTTTTGTATCTTACGGAAATTCCAGCCAGGGCTTCGAGCCGGATTGGGATGAGTAACCATGTTTGATTTTTTTTATTTTTTTCTTGCTTTTACCAGAAAAAAAACATATTCTATGTGCCTTATGAAACTATTGTCTACAGCAAACACAAAAATCAAAAAGGGTGAAAAGTATGGATGGACAACCTTTGGTCTATCTTTCGCTCCTGCAAACCTTTCTGGAAAACAACTCTGCCCCCATCGTTCTGCTGGATGTGAGTTTTCTTGTTTGAATACCGCTGGCATGGGTGTCTTTTCAAATGTTCAAGAAGCAAGAATCGCAAAGACGAAATACTTTATCGACGAGAGACTTGTATTCATTTCTCAACTCAAAAGGGAATTGGTGGCGGCAGAAAAACACGCAAAGAAGATTGGCATGAAAATTGCCGTTCGTCTGAATGTTCTTTCTGATCTTCCGTGGTATAACATTATCGAAATGTCAGACTATCCTAACATTCAATTCTATGATTATACTCCTAATTTGGAAAGAATGATTCAATTCTTGCAAAAGAAATTACCAAAGAATTACCATTTAACATTTTCTCGCAAGGAAAATAATCAGAACAAAGTTGAATTGATTTCTTCAATGGGTGGAAATGTTGCGGTGGTTTTTGACAAACTTCCAAAGACATATCTCGGAAAGAAAGTAATTGATGGTGATGAAAGTGATTTGCGTTTTCTTGATGAAAAGAATGTCATCGTTGGTCTGAAAGCAAAAGGCAAAGGCAAGAAAGACAATTCGGGCTTTGTGATTAAAGTCTGACAAACTCTTTCTTCTAAAATCCGATCACTCGAAAGGGTGGTCGGATTTTTTTTTGTAAAAAAATAAATTACTTTTTTTCTGGACAACCTTACAGTAAAAGTCCGTAAGATACATTTATACTTTTTGTATCTTACGGAAATTCTTTCCAGGGCCGCCGGTGTTCCGCCGCTCTTAAACTTTTTTGAAATTGTTCTTGCTTTTACCAGAAATAAATGAGACACTATTTGCCTTATGAGTTATATAGAAAAGAACCAAGCAACGTGCCTCCCTCCAGAGGCATACATCAAACTCTGGCAAACCTCTTCCAAGTCACAAGAGATGCCAAGATTCAAATCATCTGTATATCCCGACAAAAAAATAACCTCAATTAAATTCGAGAAATGAAAGCAACAAAAGAACAATATGATGAGGCATTAACTATATACAATAAAGGTGGTCAATATTCAGTATATAACTATGCTTATAAAATTGGTGTGAACGAATGGTCTTATTGTGAACCTTGCGAAGACAAGACTCCAGATTGCCATGATAAAAGTTGCCTAGTATGTGGGAGTTTAAAATGAAAAAGGCATTTTGGTTTCACTATAATAAACCTCTGTCGCTTCAAAGGAAGAAAAACATTTTGACAATTCACTTCAATGGTGTTTGTCATTTTGTAGAGGGATTGGATTGCCAAGTCCCTATAAAAACTAGGAATAGAAAGATGCAACCTAGATGTGTAATGGCAGGAAAAGCAACTCAAATAGAAATAAAAAATGAAATAGCAATAATAAAATAATTTACTCCTTCTCCTACAATCCCATCACCCTATAAGGGTGATGGGATTTTTTTTGTATCTTACGTAATCGAGGGTAAATATATTACTGTGAAATTTAATTATTCTATTTTGTGTGAGGAAATTTTTGATGAAATATTACTAGAGTCGTTATTTAGTCATATATTTAATCGTCCAGAATTTGATGAAATAAAAAAACGATTGTTACAAGTCAATAATGAAAAGAGACCTGCGATGTCAAAGCTCAATGACTACAAAGCAATTAAAAGAGAACTAATTGCTCTTATGCGATCTGATGATTTTAGTCATATAAATTCTCTTTTTACTATTAATGATGAAGGAAAAGAATTGCTCACCCCAGTAAATGCTAAGAAACTAAACGAACTCATGGAGAGATTGGTCAATACAATGATCGACAAATACGGGGATGATTTTAAAAAACTTAGTAGTGACTATCTGAGCATGGCTCGCTTCCAGGCACAGTAGCATTCCGTAAGATACGTTTGTATCATTTGCATCTTACGGAAGTCAACCCCTGGCCGGTGTCATGGTTTGGCATATTTTTGTTTGCGATTTTTCTTGATCTTCTCAGTTATTTCTGACAAGATATTTCTGTTATGAAACTAATCGCCACAATTCTGTGTTCATTATCATTAATCGGATGTGCATCAAAATCATACACAACTCCATCTACCTATTCATATACTCCTCCTCCATCTTCGTATGGTGTAACTGGATATAGTAGTGGAGTAGGATATGGTGGACAAGTAACTAACGTCCAAGATTATTATAGATCACAACCTCGTTATTGCTCCCCTACCTATTCATATAATCCTTATGAGGAACAACGTCCATCAAACGTAACAAACAACTACACAACAAACAATTACAATTATTACAAATGAAATTTAAAATTCAAATGGTAGGAGCTAATGGATGGGGAGATGTAAAATCATCCTATGATGGTGGACCTTATGAGGTAGACCTTTTCTCTTCTAAAAAAGATGCAAAGACTGAAATAAAAGACTTGTCAGAACATTATGCAGATGATATTTCTAACTATCGAATAGTAACAAAAGAGACTCCCTCTGACATTGACTTCTACAATTAAAAAATATATGAAAATCCTAGTAGCTTGCGAAGAATCCCAAGCAGTAACAAAAGTAATGAGGGCAAGAGGACATGAAGCATTTTCGTGCGATGTTCTTCCTTCTAGTGGTGGGCATCCAGAATGGCATCTACAAGAAGATGTTATACCTCTTCTACAGAAGGATTGGGATATGGTGATTGCCTTTCCTCCTTGCACTCACCTAGCAGTAAGTGGTGCTCCTCATTTTGCAAAGAAGAGGGCAGATGGAAGGCAACAACAAGGTATTGATTTCTTTAATATCTTTACTAATCTTCCTCATATTCCAAAGGTGGCAATAGAAAATCCTATTGGGATCATGTCAAATCTTTGGAGGAAACCTGATCAAATCATTCAGCCGTATATGTTTGGCGATGAGTTTTCTAAATCAACTTGCCTATGGTTAAAGGGATTGCCTCTATTGACTCCAACGAAGATGGTGGGTAAGGGAGAATTTAAAGAATGGATCGACAAGAAAACTGGAAAGAAGAAGAGACAAGCATTGTGGTTTTATGAAGCATTTGCTAATTCAAAGTCGTCAGCAGAAAGATCGACTATCCGTAGTAAAACTTTTCAAGGTATTGCTGATGCAATGGGACAGCAATGGGCATGATATCGTGTTGTAATATAACATGGTGTTATATCACAACGATTTTTGTAACAACCTTCTTGCATATACAACTAAAAAACTAATACAACAAAAATAATTCTTGCCTTTACTAGAAATAACTGACATAATAATTGCCTTATGAAAATTGTAACTGATTCAGCAGTCGTCAACGGAACTTCCCTCAAGGGATATATCTCTATCACACACCAAGAACTTGTTGATGTTCTCGGAGAACCAAGGACTAATTTCTGTGGAGATGGAAAGGTAACTTGTGAATGGATTGTAGAACTGGCACATCGGTGGACACACTCAAGATATTATTAAAAGTATGAGAGAATACTTTCCCGATCATTTAGTTTATGTTGGATAAAATTTCCCTCCAATCCCCTTATATCTAACTCCCCTTCCCCAAGATATAAACCCCCAAATCCCATCACTTGAAAGAGTGGTGGGATTTTTTTGTGCGTATTAAAACCTTTTATACGTATAATATTATTTTATACGTATGTTTTTGCTTTTGTATCTTACGGATTTGCACTGTCCGGGCAACGACCCTCGACACCCGGTAAGCCGTTTTCCGTAAGATACTTTTATAGGATTCGTATCTTACGGATTTTTACCGTACCGGGGCAAAAGGGCTTAAAATTATAAAAATATAGTTTTGTATCTTACGGATTTTCCCGCCAGGGGCCCAAACCGGAATACAGCCATCACCTACCTATAACTTTTTTTTGTTTGGAGAATTTTCATCTTCTATGACAAATCGAATATGCCTTCATCTAAAATGTCTGATCCATCGACCAAGAAATTGGAAATTTTACCTTGGTGGAATATGGAGAGAACTCTCTGAATTTTTCCCAAAGATTTTTCTTGCTTTTACTAGAAATAAATGAAAGACTATACGCCTTATGAAACTCAAATATCAATTCAATGATGGAGGAAGATTCTTGGCTGGATATAGTGGAGGTGCTGGAGATTGTGTGGTTCGTGCCTTGTCTATTGCAACTGGTTCTTCATACAGCAATATGTATGAATTTGTAAATAGAACTGCTCGCTGTTTTGAAAGTCATTCAAAAGTAAAAAGCTCAAACGTCTATGGAATTTATAGCAACTCTGTGAAGGGTATAATGAAAATCTTGAGACTGAAGTGGATTGCCAAAAAGAGCAACGGAATGCTTGTGATCCCAACAAAAGGAACATATATTGTTTCTCTCATCGGACACGTTTGTGCCGTGGTTGACGGAACTATCCATGACACTCATAACACAATCAATCCTATCAACTTAACACTCGCACAAGGATATTGGAAAGTAAAATAATATGAACATGATCGAACTTCTCACAGGAGACAATGCTAGAAGCACAGCAACTTTGTTTGGATTCAAAAACATTGAAAACATCTTTTCTATAAGAGTTTATGGAACTGCCTTCAACGATCTCGATGAGTATTGTAATCTAATTGCAAGAGACTCTAACGGAAACGTAATCGAAGAGAAAAGAATTAACGGATACTAACATGAAAACTATACTAGAAGATATAAAATATATTTGGAATAACATGGAGGCTTGGATGATAATATTAGGTATTCTTTGGTTTTATGTAGGACTCTGTTCTCTAATGGTGATTCTGTCGGTAGCAAGAGGACTATTCAACTTAAAATTTTTTGGACTATTCGTGTAGGGCAAATTACAATTACTCAAATCCCATCCTTTAATTAGGGTGGGATTTTTTTTGTATTTGTATACAGAAGAGGATCGTTTAACAATTTACGAGGCCACAGGTGGTTGAATCCGTAAGATACAAAAAGATATAATGCATCTTACGGATTCTCACTGTTCAGGACCGAATTCGGCCAACCCTCGAGATCCCAGCTGCTATACTTTCCGTAAGATACAAAAAGATTTTTTCATTTTGTTCTTGATATTTTCAGAAATAAATGCGACACTATATGTCTTATGAATAAAACACAAGTTCTGTCAATCGTCCAAGGAACAAGCGGAAGACACATTGCAGTGCATTTTGAATCTGTCAAAAAACCTGCGGCGGCATTCAAAGCTCATTCGCTTCGCAAAGAAGTAAAGGGTGCTTTCCGTGCTGGAATTGATTTTTCAAATCTTTCCGTGGTTAAAGAGGGGATTGCAAATGGTGAACGTGGTGAGGTGCAAAAATTGCCGTGGGGTGAATGGGTGAACTTCCCCTATCAAATTGATCACAAGGATAAATCATATTTCCGATTCTACCTTCCGACTGGTGGAGCTATTCAGCGTCCAAAAGTGGAGTATTTTGTTGACGACAAGGCTGTTGCAAAGGATGAGTTTGCATCCTATCTAACTAATTCCGAACGTGAGAAAATGTATTCGGAAGATCGTGATCCTTGCTTCGTGGTCAATGCTGATAACATCTTCAGCATAGGATAATTTCGTAGTAGGCAAAAATAAGGAGAGAATCCCATCACTCGAAAGGGTGGTGGGATTTTTTTGTATCTTAATATTAACATTAATTAAATATTAACTAAACATTAATTAAATATTATATAAACATTAAGTATCTGGCGGCTGGGTTTGGCCGCTAAAAGTTTTCCGTAAGATACTTTTATAGGATTAGCATCTTACGGATTTCCACTGTACCGGGGCAAGGTCGTCATAGTATATTAAAAATGTATCTTACGGAAAGTGCTGCCCGGAGCCCAGTCGAGCCGGATTTTGGTGCTTCGACCATATTGATTTTTTTTTATTTTTTTCTTGCTTTTACCAGAAATAAATGAGACACTGATTGCCTTATGAAATTCGCAATCAAATCTCAGAGCGGAGTAAACATTCTAAAGCACTGCACTCTCGGCAGAGGCACGACAGAGTCAGAGGCATGGGAAGATGCCTTCGGACCAAAGCCTTGGCACTCGTCTGTCAAGAAGGCGGCGAAGAAGGCATGGGTAACAGAGGTAGATGAAGAGGAGGAATATGAAGACTAAAATCCTCAAAGCAATCGATACTCTAGATAACCTAGCATTCCCTATCATTGGTATGATTGCTGTCTATTCAATCATATCCCTACTACTCATACTAAAAGATTATCTCAATGCACACTAAATAACATTTCATATCATAAGACAATCCCCACTCTTTAATTAGGGTGGGGATTTTTTTTATGCACACTGCTGTAGTCTAACAAAGTGTATAGGCATAACAAAGTGTATAGGCATAACAAAGTGTATAGGCATAACATTAATATTAAGTAAACATTAAGTAAACATTAAGTAAACATTAAGTAAACATTAAGTAAACATTAAGTAAACATTAAGTAAACATTAAGTATCGAACGGCTGGGTCCAACCTCTGGGTCCAGCAGGTGGTTGTTTCCGTAAGATACTTTTATGGTATTCGTATCTTACGGAAACCCACTGTCCGGGTAAACCTTGGTTAAAATTTTATTATGTTTTTTTAAAATACGGTAAAAAAACAGACATCGGTATTCTAGGACCCCGTCTGTAAAAATTTACCACATATGTTTTTATTTAAGGAAAGGGGGGTGTGGGCGATGCCCCCTATACCCCCTATATTTCTCCTATACTGCCATATATGCCCCTTTCTTTACAAATGAATACATTGTTGCTTTATAATTCGTTTTTATATGATAAATATTTTCTATTAAGATATTAGTTATGAAAAATAAAGATCAAATATTACTAGAGGAAGCATATGAATTGATATGTGAAAAGAAAAAAAGGAAAAAGAAAAAGAAAAAAGGTATTAAACATATTCCACAAAATTCTTTATATAGGGGGATTGGATATGGATATGGATATGGATATGGTTTAGGTTATGGTGAAGGTGGGGGCGAAGGTGATGGTGGTGGGGAAGAATAATTTTTAATATATGAAAAACAAAGATCAGATTATCCTTGAGGATATGTATTTAAAGACTCGTAATATTATCAATGAGGATAATAATGATTTGGTATTTGAGTGTGTGGTGGATTTGGATGTTTTGCAACAAAAGAAGGGTGTTTATATTGATTATCCTAAAGAGATACGTGTTAAGTATAGATTAGAATTTGAGTATAAGAGTTGGGGGATTTCTGGAGCAAGTGCTATAGTTTTGGGATTTGAGTCTTTTAATATTACTGTTACAGATGAATTTTTAGATTCTTTGAGTGATGAGGAGAGGGAAGTTAATTCTATTATGGATGATAGTTTTGCGGAGCACAAGAGGGAAATTGAGATAGTATATTCTAAGGATATGCGTGTTGAGTGGGGAAGGATTACTTCTGATAGTTATGGTCAGATAAGACCTAATTCTATTGAATTTTTCTTTGATGATGATTTTAAGGTAGAGTCTATTAATCTTACTTTTTAGATATAATTAAAGGTATGCAAATATATGTTCAAAAATTATCGGATCCTTTGGGGGAATGGTCTTTAGATGTTGATCCTTCTGATTCTATTCAAGGAGTTAAACAAAAAATTCAAGACGAAGAGCTTCCAACTGTTTATGATTATTTAAAAATCAAATTGTTCTATAACAGTGTTGAGCTTTTTAATGAGAGTACCTTATCAGACTATAACATTCAGAAATTCAGTCATTTGACTGCTATATATAAGGTTCCAGGGCGATCTGTTTTATATATGTCTTAAAAGTTTATATCCATATATACTTAGGTGAAAAATAAGTATTGATATGACAAAGAAAACAAATTGGAACTCTCGCATGAAGGGGAGTTCTAGTGATAAGCCAACAAGGAAAAAGAATCAAGGATTTATTACCTCATCATTTAGGGTTGAGGAGGTATTGGATGAGAGTGGGGAAGTGTTGGAAGATACTGTTATTAAGTTTGTATTTGGAGGACTTATAATATATTTGAGTATTGCGAATGCAATTAAGATGAATATTGATTTGGATAAGATATTGAAATTTAAGAAGTAATATTAATCTTCAATGATTTGTTCTATTTTACAATTATTAAAAACCTCATCTAGTCTTTCCATTGGATATAGTTTGTCTTTTGGTAGGTAATAGTTATTAATATTAAGAGAGGAGAAAACTTTTTTGGGTTGTTCTTTCATTATCTTTTTTGTTGTCCAGCCAAGGAAGTTTATATTATCCTCTGAGAGAAATTCTGCTAGAATGAGAATATCCGAACATTTATTGATTTCCCATTCTTTTACTAGGAGATTAAATGCTTTTTGATATGTTTTAACATCAAGGGTAACAATCTTCTTATCGTCTATTTTGATTTTGAAATCTATATGATTGTCTCCTTTGGGACGGAATTTGAGATCGGGTTTTAAATTATATCTTTTTCCAAGGGCGATTTCACCAGAGAGTCCTATTGTCTGTTCTCTGTATTTGTCATCTTTATAATATCTTTTTCCCTTTAGAGAATTTTCGGAATTGGGTTTATCTTTTCTATGGAGGTCTTGTCTTTCCTCGGCAATTTGTCTTGTGTTAGATTTTTGAATCATAGTAGATTTTTAAATATTTGTTCTAATACATTTACTGTTATAGTATTACCCATCTGTCTATAAGTATGTCTGTCTTTGGAATGAATAACAAATGTATCTGGAAATCCTTGAAGTCGAGCACATTCTCTTGGTGTAAACTTTCTTATAGTCTTACCATCTGGATATATAAATCCATGAATATCAATTAGATTTTGACAAAATATAGTTCCTTCATATCTAATTTTCTTTCTACCGAATTTTGTCTTTTTGTTTGCTTGTTTAACTTCTCCAAATAACTTTTCTATTTTAAAATTTTCTTGTTCTCTATGACAAACATTTATCATCTCTTCTGCAATTTGTTCTGATACAAAGTATTTGCTATCTGGAGATTGTTCTAAAATGTCTATGAAGTGTGATTGTTTTTCTATAAAACAAAAGTTATTTGGATTCTTATTAAGGTCTTTTCTAATTCCAATTCCAAAAACACGTTCCCTATTATGTGCAACTCCGAAGTTTTTTGAGTTTAGTATATAGGAATGAAAATTATAATTTTTTTCTATTCTTTCTTTTATTTGAGAATAAAAAGCACTAAACTTGTTATGTAGTAATCCTTTAACATTTTCAAACATGATATAATCGGGTAGAAGTTTATCGATAATATCTAGAGAATAGTTTACTAATAGACTTCTACCCTTGGAAAGATCTTGATTTCCAATAGAACTGACATCTTGGCAAGGAAATCCAAATACATATAAATCAACAGATTCTAGTTTATTTATATCTATTTTAGTAATATCATCATACCATACTTCGCAGGTATGATTTTTCATATAAGTTTCCTTTGCAAACTTATCAATATCACATGCCCATTTTACAACATGTGGTATATTAATATTTTTGAGTGCTTGCTCTGGAGAACCAATTCCGCTAAATGTTGTTCCTACTCGTAGTGTTTTCATATTTTATATCTTCCACCAATTTGGGACATTACCATTCTTTTCCCACTTTGCAAATTCTTTTTTATCTTTGAGGTAATATGTTCTATATGCCTTTACTGGATCGATGTTTTTATATTCTTCTGGCATTGCCTGTGAGGTAAATACTATTATGAATAATAAAAGACAATGTACTATATGTCAAAATATATTTCCAGCAACTACTGAATATTTTCATAAATCTAATACCTCCAAATGCGGACTTCATAGTAGATGTAAATCATGTAAGCAATTATTAGAAACGGAAAGAAGAAAGAAAAATCCAGAAAAAGCATTATTAAAAGACAAATTTTTTAGAGAAAAATATAAAGACAAAAGATTATCTTATATAAAAGATTACGCTCAAAAAAATAAAAAAAGATTAAACGAAAAAAGAAAAAAGAGATACCATAATGATCCAAAATATAAAATTAAACAAATATTGAGAGGTAGATTTTATGGCGTTATTATTAAAAAATACCAATCTTCTATGGAGTTTGGATGCTCTATTGAAGAGTTATGTTTATACATAGAATCAAAATTTTCAAATGGAATGTCATGGGAAAACCATGGAGAATGGCATATAGACCATATCAAACCCTGTTGTGCTTTTGATCTTACTGATCCAGAACAACAAAGAGAGTGTTTTCATTATTCTAATCTTCAACCATTGTGGGCTGTTGATAATTTGAAGAAAAACGGGAAATACCCTCAATAAACCAAGATGGTGTGGGTCGTCCTTTTTCCCATTTTGCAAAATTTGATTTTTCTTTAATATAATAAGTTCTATATGACTCTACTACATTTTTTGATTTATATTGATCAGGCATAGCACAAGGTTGATCTGTAAACTTCCCATCTGGAATAAGATAATCCATATTACATAATTTTTCAATTCCCTTCTGACATGAATGAATTTTACAATACCTTCTTGTATATTCATTACAAAGCTCAAGAGCATGAATAGACGCCCATTCATAATTTTTCTTGGTGTCCCCTACCCATCTTGTACAAGGATGATTTTTATGACCACCTTTTAATGGAGTTCCTTTTGCAGTTAAAGGCATGTCTTCTGGTGTTGCACCATGCCTTAAAACAGCACTTCCCATTTGTTGATATAATTCAACAACCATTTTCACTATATGTTTATCACAATATTGTTGTGCCGCTTCGATTGGATCTGTAGATAGAATAAAGATATTCATTTGTTATGTTTTATTGAATTTTTATTGAAATGTCAATAAAAAAAGTAAATATTTTTATATGAGAGACAACGATCAGATACTACTAGAGAGTTTATATATATCAGTATATAATGAAAATTCTTTGAATCCTGCCCAACAACAAGCACTTAGCAATCTATCACAACATTCACAAGACATAGCAAATCAGCTTTTAGATTACCTTTCAGAAGGTGCTCGTAAAGCAAGTTTTTATTATATATCAAAAACAAATGGAAGAGAAGGAAAGTATTATGTTGATCTTGGAGTTGACTACGGAACCGCAAAGCGTGAAAGTCATGATGCTATAAAAAAATATGTAGATATGTTGAAGGAATCAGATCCACAAAATCCTGATATTGAAGTTGGAGAAAAGATTTTAAATCCTCCTCCTTCTAATAGAAAAGCACCAGTTGATAGAAAAATAAATATAGGTCATGGTATATCTATTCAAGACACTGCTAAAGAACCTGGTGTATATCGTCTTTACATCTATGCATATTGTCAAAATGATATAGAGAAAGATGATGAAGGAAAAGCCGTAAGAGATTTTGAAGGAAATTTTGTTCGTTCTGCCGCAGGAAAAGTTGATGAGGTAGTACCACCTTCCAAACAAAAATCATTTAGCAGTGCCGAACAATTACAATATAAATTAAAAACTAAATTATCTAGATTTAGAAGATTTATACTTGATCCTGAAAACATATCGGGTGTTACCTATAAGGGTGGCGTTATGGAGTTTCAAAAATAGAATTTAAGATGCGTATGAAAAGCAAAGATCAAATAGTATTGGAAAGTTTATATAGCAAAAACATATTAAAAGAAAATGATCATTATGTGAACTTAAACGGAGATGTTGTTAAAAGACAACCAGAGCATAAAATGACATTAGGGGGAAAGGCTAATCTAAAAGGAGATGTTGTTCGTGATGAATATAACAACAGCGAAGATAAAGGAAATGTACCTCCTGTTGATTGGAAAACACAAATAAAAAGTATTATAAACGAAACAAATAAAAATTTAGGTGATCTTACACGTTCTGATGATCCTGCTTTAAAAGAAAAGGCAACAACTCTTTATACAATACTTCAACATTGGGCAAATTTAAACATATATGATTCACAAGGATCACCAGAAACCAGAAAGTTCGTATCTGATCAATTTGCTATTAGTCCTAGTCCTGTTACTAAACAATACGCTGATATGTCTGAATATCAACAAAATCAAATGAGATAAATAGTATAATGAGATGCAAAGACCAAATACTGTTGGAAAGTATATATGAGAATATTCTTTTGAAAGAGAATGAACAAGGCATGAAACTCTATAAAGGATATATTTTTCCTGATGGTCAAATTTTTAACGATTACGATCATGCAGATGCATGGGATAGTATACCGAACGGCATGGATTCAAAAAATGCTATAAAATATGTGGCTACACTTGGTAGCAACCCAGAAGTAATTCTTCAAGGCAAATTGAACAAGTCGATTGCTGATACTTTTGCTAGATATGGAGTAGAGCCGCAAAACATTCGTTATGGTTCGGTTGATGATGAGATGAAAGTTATCAATCAACAAGTAATTGACAAGAAATTATCTGAAATCTCTAATACTTTTATAGATGTAGGTGGGGGATATAAAGCTAGATTGAGAAAATATAAAGGCACTGAACCATTGTACACACACTTTAGAACACCAGCAGGTGATTTTTATGAGATAAAGGGCGGTATATCACCTAATGAAATCAAGTTTTATGGTGGATTTGAAAATTTAGCTTCTGATAAATATGTTAAAAAAATAGATAAATATACAGTGATTGGTTTATTTGATAAATTTGTCGGTGATAATTTTTCTGTTTATTAATATTTTTTATGAAAAACAAAGACCAAATATTATTGGAAGGTATTTATAATGAAGTTTTTTTAGAAAAAAAAGAAACTCTTTCGATTGACGAATTTATAGATAAGCGTTCTGCTGGTGCAAAAAAGATTCAGCATCAAGCCGAAGCAAAGGGTGGACCTGCATTATTAACATCTGTACATTTCAAGGCAAAGGAAAAGCCATACGAATATTGTTCAAATAATTTTGATAGTCTTGAAAATATTACAAAGAAAGCTGATGAAGTATTTGATAAGTTAAAGAATTGGAAAGAAATGTCACAAAGAGATTTTCAACACTACATGGGTGTGCTGGAAGCATATGGAGAGATTGTTATAAAGATAAAAAAACCAAATAGTTTGATTGATTGATATGTCATATAAAATAAAAAAATTAGAAACTCTTTTTATTGAAGCTTGTTGGAAAAATTACAAACAAGTAGGAATGAAAAAGAAGGGAAAGAAAATGGTTCCCAACTGTGTTCCTAAGAAAAAGAAATCCTAAGAAACAAGTTCAAATTCAAACTTAAAAGGTTTTTTCATAGGTCTAATAAAGAATGAATCCGGATGTTTACCTAGATACTGAAGGGTTACAGGGCAAAGAGTTCCTTGCATTTCTTTATATTCATATAAGGCCCAGTCGTTATCCATGTCTTCAACTTTGGTAATTTCTACCATATCCTGTGCTTCTTTTTCTAAAGAGAACTCGATGTCGATACCTCTATGACTTCCTGCCCAAACACCCTTTTCTTTTAGAATGAAATCAATCAATTCACTAAAACCACCCACAAAGGGTTCTTTTTCGATAAATTTTGAGGCATCATCGAACATCCATAGTCCTTGGTTCTTGTATATCTTGAGTGTCATCATTTGATTTTGGTGTTAATAAATAAAACTTTATCATATCCCTGTCATCTATGTCAACATCAAAATTATCAGAAACAAAAGAATTCTTCATGAATCTATCATATAATCTAACTCTACTAGTGTCTTTTTTAGCAGCAGAGAATTTTATATGTTTATATTCTCCTCTATATTCTTCAGTAAATCTTTTAAATATATTTGCAACAGCACCAAAAACCTTATGAGATGATCCAACTCCTACAATAGACAAAGGATTTTCAAACTCATCTCCTATTATTGCAAATATAAAAGATGCTATTTTTGTAGCATTATCAATAGTAATTAAAACCGAATATTCATATCCATCTATATGAAATTCATATTCGACGTCCTTTTCATGTCCTTTATTTTTTTCAGATTTTTTAATATCTTCTGGTGTATAATCAAAAGACTCTGATATAGAAAAAAAAGACTTGAAAGACATTTTTAGTTTTTGATTCCCTCTAAACCAGCTTTTAGATCTTTATAATAATCTCCTAAAGCGTTTTTTAGTGTGTCTGGAATTTTTTGACCGTATAATACAAGGTAGTGTGCATATCTCTTAGCATATTCTTTATCACCAGCTATGTCTTTAATTATTTCTTCACTTGCTGGTTTTTTAGATTTGATGGCTTGTTCATATGCTCTAATTGCTTTTACATATGATGTAGGCTCTTCTTTTGGTACTGCTTTATTTGCTAAATCAGAAATAGATTGACTTGGTACTGCTTTATTTGCTAAATCAGAAATGGACTGATTTGGTTCTGCGTTAGCGTCTCCTAAACCACCCATTCCCAAAGCAGCAGCAAGTGCCATAGCTTTTAATCTGTTTTCTTCTATGATATTATATGCTTCTTCTAAATTTAAAATATCTTTGCTTTTTCTCATGGATTCCGCAGACATTTCAGTTTCTCCTTCTTCGCTAGAATCTTCGGATTCAGTAGATTCGCTTTCTTTTTCTTCTGATTCTGAAGAACTTGTATCAGAAGAAAGATCTTCTTCTGTTTCGTTTTCAAAACTGCTCATATCATCTTCTTCTTTTAAAAGGACTTTTAGATATGTATCTTGTAATTTTAATCTGTCTGTGTTATTCATAATTTTAAATTTCTGTTGGATCTTTTCCTATTATAAGACCAGGGGTGTTTCCACCTTTGTATAACTGCGGATATTGGTCTTGTGGCCAACGTTTTCTAAATTCTTTTTCCGCATTCTTACTGTCAACTGCTAACTCAATTTCTTTTAATGTTGAACCACGAAGCTGCTCTGGTTTATATCTATCAAACGGTTCTGGTGCGGGAGCATATTGTGTTTGTCCTTTATATATTTTTTCGGAGGATCCTTCAGAAGCTTGTGAGTTATCTATTTCGACATAACGAGGAATTCTGCTATTTTTGTCAAAAAACAATTTATCAACAGTTCCGTCCTTTGAAACATAAAGATTATTTCTTAATGGTATTAAAATG